GATAATTACAAGATCATCGTTTCTACGGATGGCAGCTATGTAGATGTTGACAAATGGCATCCACGAACAGAAGTGACAATAACGGACTTGGAAACGGGGTGATGTCTTGAATTACTTAGCTGAGATAAAAGCATTTTACGACAGGCTCGAACTAAACCCGCAGCCCAACACTGTGATCGCCTTATGGCATGCTTTGATGTCCATAGCGAATAAGGCAGGGTGGCCAGATACGTTTACGGTAGCTTCGTCAGTCCTCGGACTTCGGTCTGGATTAAATGCATCAGCGTTAAAAAGAGCGAGGAATAAACTTGCGACGGATGGTTTTATTGAGGGAGGAAATCTTTCGGCACAATATAAGATAAAAAGTCTTGTGGTTCAAAATTATTATAAAAATGAACCACAAAGTGAACCACAAAATGAACCACAGTGTGAACCACAAAGTGAACCTATTAATAAACAAAGACATAAACAAAAACATAACACACCCCCTATATCCCCCGTGGAGCAGTTTGAGGAATTTGCCGCAGCCTATCCAAAACGGTGTACTGGCTATCTTGTTGAAACAGAATACTGCAATGCGGTACTGGCTGGTGTACCGGAAGATGATCTGGTACTGGCAGCACAGAATTATGCAGATACATGCAGGCGGGAGAAAACAGCAGAGCGATATATCAAAAAGCCGGAGAACTGGCTTCGCGAAAATTTATTTATACAATACCTGAAAGGAGAGGACCATGGATCAACTGGAAGAAATACTGGAACGCATGAGAAATCACTCAACGAACTCATGCAGGAACGCGGAGACACCGGAGAGTTCCAGGGATTCTGATGTGTGTCCGATCTGCAATGGGGATGAATGGATACTGGTAAAAAAGGACGGTATTGAGCGGGCAGTACCATGTAAATGCCGTGAGCGTGCGGTGATGTCAAGGCGGTTACGGTTTGCGGATATACCGGAGGCATTCCGGGGAATGGATTTAAAGACGTTTCGGATGGATGTGTACCGGAACCCAGACAGTAAAAAGAAAGTGTCAGATGCCTGTAAGATTATAAAAACCTATCTGGATGATTTCGAGAACCAAAAAGAACAGGGTATGGGACTTTTTATCTGGTCCCGAACTAAGGGTAGCGGAAAAACCCGGATTGCTGCAGGGATCGCCAATGAACTTATGAAAAGTTACGCAGTCAAGTTTGCGGTATCGCTGACCATTTTGCAGGAGATCAAGAATACATGGCGAAAGGATGCAGAATACAGCGAGAGCCGCTTGCTGGATGCACTTAGTACCGCAGATGTGTTGATTATTGACGATTTTGGTGTGGAATGTCCGGCGGACTGGATCAACGACAAACTGTATCAGATCATCAACGAGCGTTACATAAACCGGAAAGTGACGATTTTTACAAGCAATGAATCACTGGAAACATTGCAGTATGATGACCGCGTCACGAACCGGATCAAAGAACGGACGTACCAGATCGCATTCCCGGAGGAGTCGGTGCGGGATCATATCGCAGAGCGGCACAGGGAAGAGATGATAGAAAAAGTGATGAAAGGACGGAACAATGGGTAAGAGAAAAGGACAAAGCATGTATTCGCCGTACCGGGATGAGATTATAAAAGCATTGGATAAGGGGATGACGGTTAAAGAGATTTTCCGCGAGATTATCTATCCGGCTTTTAATGGTGGCTGTGAGTATGGTGGATTTGTTTATTACATTAATACAAACGATTTGCGGAATGCCACAGATAATGATGGGTACGAGGTAGCACCAGAGTGTAGCAAATGCGAAAGCCGGGGAATGATGAAACGAGTTGACGAGGATATGAAAGCGTTATGTTACTGCCGTAGGGAAGAAAGAGAGATATGCAGACTGATTAAGAACTCCCCGCGCTGGTGTCCGAAGAGAGATCAAAAGAGACAGGGGGAGATATAAAGTGCACAGAGACACCAAAGAACGCAATAGAGCCATTAAATCGCTGACGGACAAGCGAACGAGAATACCGAAGCATCTAAACCCGGATGCATTGAGAGATTTTAAGGAAGTACCGTATCAGTTGCGGTACGGGAAGGAGAAGAAAGATGCTGAATAGAGAAAAATATGCGGAAGAGATCGCAGAAATTGCGTGCAATGGAAAAAATATAGCCATTGTTGCAGGAAAACCGATGCTTTGTTGTGAAGCATCTTGTGATACATGCGATATCGAATATGACTGCACAAGAGGACTTAAGGAATGGGCGAACAGCGAATATGTCGAACCACAGGTTGATTGGAGTAAAGTTCCTGTTGATACACCGATTCTTGTGAGACATAGCGAATCCTGTGGATGGGATCGGAGATATTTTGCAAAATACAACAACGGATTAGTGTATGCATGGAAACAGGGCACTACATCATGGAGTGCTGAAGATCCGGCATATGTATGTGATTGGAAATATGCAAAACTGGCAGAAAGCGAGGAAGTCATGATTGAGTGTATAAGAACTGCGGCACGGGATAGCAAAACGGAACGCATTAAAGTTTCCTGCTTAGATATTATCGTAACAATGATAGGAAAAAAGCCATATTACGAAATCAAGTATAAGGAAATCGGAGAGGACTATTATCATGTTGGCTACAGTTCCTATAAGCTAGAAAATGTTTTAGCTTGGAAGGATGAGTGCTTTGAGATTGTGAAAGAATGCAGACCGCAGACCAATGCAGACCGGATCCGGAGCATGACGGATGAGGAACTGGCACTGGCGGTTATGTGTCCGGCAGATATCACGGGCGGTGACACTAAATGCGATCGATATGGCAACTGTAGAAAATGTACGTTGGACTGGTTACAGAGAGAAAGTGAGGAATAGCATGGAGAGATTAACAGAAAGCAATCCATCATGGATAGATGATGAATTATGGGAAAGGGCTTGCGAGCCAGACTGTGAAGAAATAGACGCAGTATATCGAAGGCTAAAAGATTATGAGGACTTAGGATATACACCCGAAGAACTGAAAGTGTGCTTCGTAGGAACTCCTGAGGTACTGTACGCTATTGACAACAACAGGGAAGAGGGCGAGAAAGTATACCCGATATATCCTGTTGATGGTCAACAGATAGAATATGACAAGAGCGGTATTTACTGGAATTGTCGAGACGACTACGGCGATTACGTAACTTTACCATTAAGTGGATTACATTATGATTATTTTGTTGATAGAGAGGAAGCCGAAGCCAAGCTGAAAGAAATGGAGGGGGAAAGTGATGTACTGTGATGGAAGATGTCAGTATTTAAACGAACGTAAACATAAATGTGAGTTGACCGGAGAAAAATTGACTTACATGAAGCAGACCGGAAGTATTTCATTTTCCGTGCATGAACACAGAGGAGTTTGTAAAGGGAAAAAGGTGGAACGCGATGGAGAATAGATTTTTATACCGCGCAAAGCGGATTGATAATGGAATATGGGTATACGGATTGCCAAGTTATGACACAGACGGAGAGATCAGAGAAATTGAAGCGTATGAAGATGCGGATGTTGAATTTTATGCCGTTGATCCATCTACCATCTGCCAGTGCACCGCAATGCCTGATAAGAACAAAAAGCTGGTGTTTGAACATGATATAGTATGGGATTCTGACGAAAGAGCTTTTTACGAGATTATCTGGAATCAAGAGGATATGTGTTGGAATGTTGAAGATGCAGACGGTCATAAATCTGAGTTTAAAGAATGCTATGGAAGCACAATTGAAGTTAATGGTAACAGATTTGACAATCCGGAACTGTTGGAGGTGCAAGATGCCGAGAACCATAGCGTATAGAGCGGGAGGATTTACAAATTGTGGAATCGGTTACACAAAATTCAGTCAGGAGGAATTGGCAGAAATGAAAGATAGAGTCATGACGGAGAATGAAGCAATTGAAGAATTAAAATATGATTGTAACGAACTTGGAAAAGCGATTCCGTGTGATACATCATGGGGGAAATCTTTTGAAAATGCTTATGCAATGGCAATAAACGCACTGGAAGAGGTACAGAAATACCGGAAAATCGAAAAAGACTTAAAAGAACGTTATCATGCCAACGTAGATATTCCGCTTTTGATGCACCACTTTATCGAAACGGTGTTTGAAGGGGAGAAGCATGAGGGATTTTGCCTTTTAACAAACGAGGATGCTAAGGTGTGGGAAGAATATAAGGCGATCGGCACACCGGAAGAATGCCGGGTAGCGGTGGAGAAGCAGACGGCAAGGAAAGGAATAAGAGAAAAGATAAAGAAAGGATACAATAGAGGAATGCATCACTATTATTGTCCTGTTTGTTACGAGAAGGGAGATTTAAGAAACAAGTATAATGTTGGGTTATATTGCAGTGGCTGTGGTCAGAAATTAGATTGGGAGGATGAAAAATGACAAGAAATGACATAGTAGCAGAATATGTAAGAAAACGTTGTCCTGAGATACTTGAGACTACAGATTTTGCAGCATTTGTTTTTGAAATGGCTTGTAAAAGCTTTGTAGATAATTTTGAAAAAAGTATAAAAATAGATTTCAAAAAGTTGAGAAAAATTTTTGATGACTAGAACAGGATGGAAGGGATAAAAAATGAGCGAAGAACTTAAGCCATGCCCGTTCTGCGGAGGAAAAGCGGTAATCAATGTTATTGAGCCACATAGGCACATCATTTGCAAGATGCCAGTGTATAAAGGTGGAGCATTTATTGAATGCACAGAGTGTGGATGCGCTATCAATGGAGAAACGGAAACAGAAGCGACTAAAAAGTGGAACAGGAGGGCGAACGATGAGACTGATTGATGCAGATGCATTTAAAACACAAATTGCTGGAATAACTATTGCTAATAACTATCCTACAAGTAAGGCGAATGCGATTTGCAAGTTGATTGATGCACAGCCGACCGCCTACGACCCGGACAAGGTTGTGGAGCAGTTAAGCGACAAGTTCAGAGTCGTGCGAACTGATGAAGATTTGGAATGGAACAGGGCAATGGATGAAGCAATTACAATCGTGAAAGGCGGTGGAGTAGATGCGTAATAATATAGATGAACTTTTGGAAGAAGAAGCACGGATACGTCAGCAGGAAGAGAAAGAGCTTAGAGAAAACCCATTATTGCAGTACAGCACATCACAGCTGAAAGCAGAATTACGCAG